TGAGCCCCCTCCGGCGGTCAGTTTATCATTTCAATCCACGCCGCCCGTGAAGGCGGCGACGCGCAAGCTGCGCAATACGAACGCAGGGGGAGGGATTTCAATCCACGCCGCCCGTGAAGGTGTATAAAAACCTTTAATCTAATATAAAATTTGGGGGTTGTGTAGGCTAAATGTAAGCTACCCAACCTTTTTTTATCCTATATCAGTCGCTTTTGATCGTCCTTGCGCTGCAATATCGCAGCGCAATCTGCGCTTGTGCTGCGATATTGCAGCGATGCTCAAAAATCGGTAAAATATACTTTAAAAACGCTAATTAAATGCTTGACTTTTAAATGCGAATGCTGTATAATTATAAGTGTCAAAGGGAAGGAAAACCCAAAAAACCAGAAAGGCAAAGAACATGAAATATCTCGAAAGCAAAATCGCCGAATTGTGTGAAGGCAAAAAAATCACTTACCGTGGATATGTATACTGGATTAATCCAGTAACGCGCGAAATTTACAGACACAGTGTAGCCGCCGAGATAAGCGGCGTGATCAACGGCCATAAGTATGCCGATGTAACCGATGATTTTAAAAAAATCATTGAAGCAGAGTAAACGGGCAAGGACAGTTAAAGCTGCGGGGCGGGCAACCGCTCCGCCGGAAAGGAACAGAATATGAAAGATGAAAAAAAGGAAGCCCGCATAAAAGCGGCCATTGCTTATGCTGGATCCAGTCAGCGCAAAGTCGCCGAAAAGCTCGGTACGACCTCTGCGAATTTCAATTTGAAGTTAAAAAGAGGAACATTAAGCGATGCGGAACTCGCAGCGATCGCGGAGGTGCTCGGGTGCCGGTTCATTCCGGCGGCTTTTGAGTTCCCTGACGGAACGAAAATGTAACCTTAGTTGAACCATTCGGCGATAATATATCTGGAATCTATCAATTAAACGCTTGACATTATCAAGGAAACGCTGTATAATAAGGTATCGAAAGGGAAAGGAAAATCCCGAAAACCAGAAAGGCAAAATTATGCTGAAGAAAGAAACAATGACGGCGCAAGAGTTTGAAGCAACTCTTACGGAACAACTGAATAGAAAACACAAGCTCGAATATGAAAATGCAGAAGTGGATGAATTCTTGACAGCCTTCATGCTGAAAGATTGCAGCGGAATGAATTTCGCGGGGAGAAAATTTGCTCCTGAAACTTCTTTGCGGGGGGTTATTCTTTGCGGTGCGAATTTGAGCGAGGCCAGCCTCCCGTGCGCCGACTTGACAGACGCCGACATGCGAGGCGCAGATCTTAAAAATGCGCATCTCGGATGGGCAGACCTGAGAGGTGCAGACCTGAGAGGTGCAGACCTGAGAGGTGCAGACCTGAGAGGTGCAGACCTTAAAAACGCCGACCTGCGAGGAGCGAATCTTGAGGGTGCGGTTTTGGATGATTTCGATAATTGCGTTCTCCCTTGCGGGGCAAACTGTGACGATGATCAAATAATGGCGGCATTACGTAACGTATTTTGCATTGCGCTTGCGAGTGATAACGCGAGTGACGGACTCAAAGCGTCGCTCGAGGAGATGGGCTTGCGCGAGCTCATCGGAGCCGAGAGGATAAAGTGCTACAAAAGGCGTCTCTCCATCGGATGATTTTTGATTTTTTTGACGGCAAATGCCCTGCCATGCGCTTTGAGCACGGCAGGGCATTTTTTATTTACCGGCAAGTTACCGGCAAGCTGCCGGCAAGTTAAATACGGTATTTCATTTTATTCGATTTTCAAGCCCATTGATGCGTTGATGGGCTTGCTTTGCGGATGCTTCCACCGCCGTCAGGCGGGATACTACCTCGGTGTTGGTTTTGCGCTGTTCTCTCTGCTCGGCCTTGATTTCATCGGTGTTTGCTTTTATATATCCAAGCTCGGTGCAGATTGTGCCGGTGGTATGCCCGCCGGCTGTGTCATCCTTGCGGGCAGCGCGTCGCATCTGCATGGCTGCGGTCACGATGCCGTACACCGTCCCCGCTGCGCCGATAAGCGCGATGATGATGCTGACGGTCTGCGGCATCAGGCATCACCCCCGTCCCCATCCCGCGAGATCGTGATCCTGACGCCGTGCATCAGTACGGTAGCCGCATCCGCTGCCTCGATAGGCGCGGGTCCGTCCATGGCGGGCGCAGCATAGTCCGCGATCATAGCATCAAAGGCTGCCTGTGATTTTTTGCCCCATTTACCATCGGCAGCGATCGCCTTGCCGTCCGCATCGGTATAGCCGGCAGCGGACAGCGCGGTCTGCATAGCCTGCACCGCATCCCCGGTCAGCATCGGAGATGTCACTTCGAATTTTATCTTTTCCATTTCGCTTTCCTCCGAATATTTGAATTTTTTATCCATAATCCCGCGGTGTGTCCACGGGCGATCGTCCAGCCGTGTGACTACCACACCGTAGCGCAGGCCGCGTGCCTCAACCACCAGCGGCGTGCCGTCGCTGTCAAAGCCGCAGATCCAGCCGACATGCGTCATTTTACCGTTTTTATTGCTGACAAAAACAGCCTCGCCGATGACGTAATCGCGGGTGATATCATCGATAGGACCCTTTGCGTTGCACCACAAACGGTAATTCATATCTGCGTTAATGTCCGTTTTGTGGTGCAACACATAGGTCAGATATGAATCCAATAGCCCCTGACAGTCGGTCGCATAGTCGGTGCTGCGCCAGCCCGCAACCGCTGCATCAAAATCCGCACCCGCCCAGCCGCGGTTGACGTATGCCTGCCGATAGCGGGCGAGCGTTGCAGGGGTTGTCTGCACGCGGACGCTGCCAAAAAGATAGTGCCACGGCTCCGCGCAGCACGCATCAGCCGGCAGGGGCATGGCGGCACCGATCGGCACGCTTTTTGCATGGGTCAAAGCCCAACGGATGAAATCCTGTACATTCTCCATAATTATTCTCCCGTGTTATTCAAGTTTGCTATCGCTGCCTGAATCGCGTCATACACGGCTTTTGCTGTCGGGTATTGCGTGTCTGTTGATTCAGCCGTTATCGCCGTAACGCGGTTTGCTGTGCATTCGGTAGTATACGATTTTGTTTCATCCGCAAGCGGAATTAACGTAATCGTGCCATCGGAGTTAAACCTCGCCTTCATGTACGTTGTATTCGTTGCATTCGGGTCTGGCATGACGATTTCGCCGTTGGTTCTCACAGCAAAAGCATTTTTCTTTGCTGATTTCGAACTTCCGGAACCAACAACGAAAATACAGTTTTTGTCAGTTGTTTCGTTGTTGTATTTCCCACAAACAAATTGATCGTTTTCGGTGGCGTACGTTTGAGTTCCGAATGCTGCCGAACGTTTTCCGCTTGCTGTAGTACCAAGGCCAAAAGAAGTTGAAAACTCCCCAGACGCTGTAGTACCACTGCCAAAAGAAGCTGAGCTAAACCCAGACGCTTTAGTACCACCGCCAAAAGAAGCTGAGTTAAACCCAGACGCTGTAGTGCTGCTACCCATAGAAAAGGACAATTTACCAATTGCGCCTATTTGTACTCCAAGATTCGTAGCATTTTCTCCAAGTGTATCAACTTCGCCCGTCATTGACGCACGATATAATGCACCCTTTGCAGTGGCTTTAATAGCTGGTTTATCGTCGGGTTTTATTGCGGGCGTTATATGCTCTGTTACTGTCCCAGCCGAGGGAGCTATCTCGACCTCGTAACTTTTGCGCACGACGTTTTCGCCCGATACAACCGCAGTGTCAAAAAACAGCGTGTAAGAGCTTGCGCCTGTTTTCTCCCAATACTGCATCTTAATTTTGTCGTTATTGTATACGAGCGTGATGTTCTGCACACCTTCAAGCTCTGCCACAATTGCCTGATAGACACTATTATCATATGGCGTTATTTCCTCGTTTGCGCCCGTGATTGTTACGCCGTTTGCGCCTATATTTTTGCGTGCCTGCCGTTTTTGCGAATTCTCTAAAGTCTGCTCTGTGTACAGCACGGCTTCATTGACCGTTGCAATTGCTGCGTTAAGGTCGGTTTGTGCCGCTATCAATCTCTGCTCTGCCTCCACGCCAAAGGGAGTTATGGCAACGGTAAAAGTCTGAGATGGATACTGCGCACCCAAAGCACCCGAACCGCTAAAAATCCATGTGTTTGTCTCGGGTATTGGGATAAACAATGGCAGTGTTGCCGCAGTCTTGTCAATTTTACACCTGCAAACAATAGATTTATTTACCGCGTATGCTTTTGCTATATCAGCAAGAGGCGTATCGGCTGATAGCGTGTACGAGGGATATCCCCCATCAAGCTCGGCATAATATACTTCCGCTCCGCCGCCTTCCTTGATTTCGTCAATTTCGGTTTGCAGTTCGTCCAGTTTCGCAAGGATTTGTCCCCAAACATCAGCGGAGGGCGGTTCGTCCGTGTCCGAAAAATCCGCTGCGCCCATGCGGCAGGGCACGTCCGCCGGGGTGGATGTCCGGACGTCTCCGGCTGTCACGCCGATCCACACGCTGCGCACACCATGCAGCGCCGGCACCGGGCAGGTATCGCCCTCAAAAAGGACTTTTTCGCTTTGCCATTCTCCGCAACGATTATATGCAAAAACGCCGATTTTGTTGTTGTGCGCTTGCCACTCTTCATCAAAATCAAATTTTACATTGTAATCGCTGTTGCCGCACACGATGCAGGGCGGGTTTACCGCGCTTGCGGTTTTGTTGCGGATGATGATGTCTATAGTCGGCATAAAATTATTTCCTTTCAGTTTATGTTATCGGTTTGTCATTGGTGTCCGCATGTATGTCCACAGTGACATGCAGCGGTCTGATGCGGTTGACTGCACTGCGCAGCTTTGCAATACCGACCGTGTCGGAGCCTGCCGGAAAAACGATTGTTAACGCATTGACATTTTCCGTCAGCGTGTATTTTGCCTTGCCCATGATTGCGACTATCAGGGCATCGATGGCGGCACGCGTAAAATCGCCAGTGCTTTGCAGTTTGTCGGTCAGCGCGGATACGTCCCCGTTGGCAGGCATGACGGTGTTAGGTGTGCCGATATACTCCGCCCACAGTGCATAGCCGTCTGCATTGACTGATTTTGCAAAAAGCTGTTTTTTAAAAATCTCCGCATCTTGCCATGCGGGCTCGGTGCCCGCCGCTGCGATTGCGTCTGTCACGTCCAGCGCATATGCATCCGATGTGTAGACGGCCGCACAATAAAATTTTTTGCGTTTGGCTGTAGGATTGCTCATGTTTTGCTCCCCGCGCCCTTATCCGTGGCCGTCAGCGTCACTGTAAAAGTTGGTATGGACGATGATATGTCAAGGTCTGCCGTACTGCCGTTGATTTTGACGGCGGTAGCATCCTTTATGCCCGGTGTAGTCATCAAAAAATAGGTTATACGCGCAATTGTGAGTTTGTCGGTTTCGCCGTCAAACGCAATTTCGGAGATGTGCTTTTTCAAGCTATCGTTAAATGTTGTTGTTACTATATCTATCGTGTATCCGTCATACAGATCTACCGTTGCAGTCAGCGTTTTGGGGATATTTAGCGCAGCCCGGACTTGCACCGATGCGCCCAGCGGCCGTTTTGCGTTAATGTTATCAATTATACTTTGATGAGTTGCGTGGTCCATCGAACCGAAAGTCGGCGTTGTGACAACAACGACGATTTGCCCTGCGGCATTTGTGCTTGCTTTTGCGCAGCCGGGCACCTCTAAAGCCCATCGGCGGTAGTCCGCTGCCGTGCCGCAGCCCGGAGCATACCGCAGGCGGAGTTGCAGCCGCCTGTACAGCTCGGCGTCAGTTTCGGCATCCGCGCCGGCGGAAGTTTTTGAGTTTGTGACCGTCAGGTTTTTTATTACCGCCGCCGGAAGCAGGTCGTTGGCGGGCAGCGTAACCGCGCCAGCCGTGGTGCACTCCGCCTGAGCGGTCGTCTTCTCTCCGGCTTTGAGCGATACATTGGCCGTCAGGCCGAAATTCAAACCCGTGCTTTGCGACTGCAAGAGCGTGCCCTTTGGCAGCGTCACTGCCGATGCCGCCGAGAGCGTGACTGTGATGACAGCCTTCGATGCAGGTTTTCTGGTGATGCCGTAGTCGGCGCAGCGCATTTCTAAATATTCCCCGCTGTCGGCGGTCGGGAACATAGCCGATTTTAGGGTGTTTATATAGGCATATAGCTTTTCGATTTCAAGCGCCGCTCCGGCGATGATGTCGCCGGTGTAGCTGCCCTCGATGGTGGCTGCCGTGCCTGTCAGCTTATCGATTATGCTTTGCTTTATTGATTCAAACGTTTTGTTTTCAAACATCGATTTCCTCCGTCAGGTTGCCGTAAATTGTTTGCACGCTGCACGCGATGTGCAATGCGTTGCCGCGCAGGCTCGCGTCATCCACAGTTACACTTTTGATATACGGATTTTGCAGCAGGCAGTCCTCGATGCAGCGGCGGGCCTCTGCCATGCGGGTGGACGGCTGCCATGTCCGCCCGATAAGGCGGCGCAGCTCAGACCCGAAGGCCGCCGAGTAGTGCTCGTCCGCGTAGCGGTCGGTCAAAAGTGCACGCATAATCCATCCGTGCAGTGCATCCTCACCGGCGCAGAGGATTGGATCGCCGTCATCCCCGAGTACGGCGCAGCACCGCGCATCGTCCCACTTGACATCTACATACAGCGGCAGTTCATCCGTCGGCGTTTCAGCATATTGCACGTTATGTAAAAAAGGGTAGATATTATCAGACATGCCCGTCCCTTACCTTCCCGGCGATATAGTAGGTCTGCCCGTCCGGAGTCAGCAGCAGGACCGTATCGCCCTGCTCAAAAGTCAGGCTGTCTGCCTCGATGGATTTGTACGGCGGTGCGACTATGCGCAGATCCGCCTCATCCAGCTCCAGCCCATCTGCTCGGACGGTCAGCGGGCTTTCGGCCTGCACCGTGCCGATCGCCATGCGCGCGGTGCTGCCGTTATCGTCTTTTTGTATACATTTTGCAAATTGCGCAATGATTTCATCATAAGGAAACATATTGTAGTTCCTCCTTTACGGTCGCGGCGGGTATGTGTAGATGATCTCGCCGTTGGGTCCGACATGATACATGCCCGGCACGCCGCTTTCGCTGCTTTCCTGCGCCGCTTGATTTTCGGCTGCTTTTTGCTGTTTTTTTCGGCTACTTTTTTGGATTTCGGATCCCGCTTGCTGTTCGTCCATCAAATTTTCAAAGTTTAACGTTAAGCTTGTTGTGTATTTGCCGTTTGACCACGTGTGCGTATCCGCATCGATATAAAATTTGCCGTACAGCCCCGTGTACGGCTCATATACAAAAACCGCATTTCCGGTCACACACTCCGCGTTGCCGAGTATGTCAACCGTGCCGGATCTTGCGATTTTTTTATCACGGATGATTTTTTCGGCGGCATCCCTGCCGCGTTGGGCGGTTATCGTCATAGCCTGTCCCATGATGCCGATGGACGTATCGCCTGTCACGGTGCCGGCGCTGCGGCCGTCGCTGTCATACATGTAAACCTTGTTTACGACATTTTCGATGTTTTCGGAGTATGTGGCCGTCAGTAGGTTTTCTTTCGGCCGGATTGTCCCGCCGATGATTTCTCCGCGCTGCACGACAGTCATCAGCGCACCGGCAAAAACCATTTGATACACCTGACCGGTCTTTTCGGCCGCCAGCGTATAGCCGGTCATGATTGCACTATATAACGATGTATTTGAAAAGTTCCGGCGAAAGGTGAAGCCGTTGCAGTCCGCCATGTAGCCTATGGTGATCCCGCGGCCTTTGCACAGTGCCCTTGCGGCAGCAGCGGGCGTCGTGCCGTTGATTTTGTGCGTCACAGTGTTGCGCTTTATGTACAGTCCAAAATCCTGCGCCGTGACGTCTATCGTGCTGCTTGCGGTGGATCTTGTGACACTCGACACAACTCCGAAAAAATCCATGCCGTCCGCCGAAAACTGCAATTTTTTACCTGTCGATATTTCGAGTTGCGGCAGGCTGCTGTCTGTCGCGCTTTGGACGATCGACAGCCTCAGCGTGCGGGCGCACGACGATTTGCTGCCGGACGCAACGGCCTTTTGCACAAATTTCGAAATATTTTTGTTGTCATAAAATACCAACATGCTTTAATCCTTGGGTAGTCGCAGCACCTGCCCGACGGCCAGTACGTTTGGGTCTTGGATGCCGTTTGCGGCCGCAATTTTTTTGTAAAATTTTCCGTTGCCGTAAAAACGGCGGGCGATTGACCACAGCGTATCGCCGTATACGACAGTGTAGGTCTCCGGCGTGTACGGCGTATCCTCCTGCGGCCGCGGTTCTGCCGCCATGGCGCG